CAGAGTTATTAGCTAACGCACGTTGTCCTTCATTCTCCCACCACATGCCTGACTTAGCATGTGCCATCTGGTCATCATTAAGATTAGACAATGAAATCAATGCACTACGGCGTACACCACCGACAACTACAACCTCACCAATCTTACACATGATGTCGTGACACTCAATAGGATATAGCCTACGTCCGGCGGCACCCTTAAACTTCTGTATGACAAACTGAAACAACTCTTCTAATGGTGCTGGGCCAGAGGCACGTCCACCAAAAGTCTTCAGTCGTTCACCAGCAGGGCGTACAGCAGACACATCCCACTTAGGTATCTGACCTGCATACAACAGAGAGATTAACTCACGTAATGCACCTGCCCATCCGGGTCTGCTATCACCTACCTTGATGATTGTATCTGTCTCATGCATTGCCTCATTGACAATAGGTAGCTTCTCAATGCTGTGACGCTCAACGCTGAAGCCAACGCCAGTGCCACACATTAGGATGTACATAGTCTCATCAAATGCACGTGGTGTATCTACTGCTAAATATGAACAGTTGAATGCACCTACGTGGCAACGGTCTAGTGCAGGGCCAGATGTCATCAAGGCTCTCATGCTAGGCATAATGTCTTGGTTCAGTACTGCTTCCTCTAGTTCATTACGTAACTTAGTTTCTAGCTTGTAGCTGTGGTTTTTCTTGAGGTGTGTAGTCATGTAGTCAAAGTATCGTGTGACTGTCTCACCCCACGTCTCACGTCTTTGGTCATCTTCTTTCCATCTTGCATAGCGAGACAACGCTATGAAGTTCTGATAGTCTGTTGGTAAATGGTTACTTAACATTTTATATCACTCCGTTATTGTTCTAATGGTTTTTATTACAGCACCGTCTACATCATAAAAGTATTCTCGTATGCCATCCTCAATCTCTTCCCCAACCTGCCCATCAGCAGGTATGGGGTATTCTTCTTCATCTATATCCAGTGTTATAAAAACTTTAACTCTTACCATCGTATAGACCTTCTACTTCTGTAATTAACTTATCCAGATACCACTTAGCTTTCTCTAAGTCCTGTGTACCATTTTTGTATCTGTAACGCCACACATATTTAATAATGTTTGCTTGCAATGAATATTCAAAGCCTTCACCTGTTGCTGCGGCGATAGCATCAATACACTCTACACCTGATGCATTGTAGTGTGGTGGACTATTAACCATGTCCACATTACCATATGCTTCTTTACCCGCCTGTTCAAATGCATCCTCTTGCATCGACATTTGCTTCATATACTCTTCGTGTCTTAGCTGGTTCATCATGCACTCCCTTTTGTCTTTGTGTTGAAACTAAGGTGTACTACGTTATCGTCATACGTTTTTGTAACACCACATTCTTCCTCTAGTTCTACATCAATACCTGTCTTGTTGTCAATCATAGTTACTACATATTCGTGTGCTAAATCCCTAATACTTTCTTCTTGTTCCATAATAGGTACAATAGCACACATCATCTTAGTGAAGTGCATTACTTGGTCATAATCATCATCATCCATAGGGTTATCGGCAAACGCCATAATAGATATGTCAATCTCCCCATTCCATGAACCATCGTCTCCTGCAAAGGGGCGCACTCTTATCACAAAGTCTTCTTCTTCTAGGCTGTCTATAATCTTTTGCTTATCCATGTTATCTCCTTTTTACTTTCTTGCCAGTAAACTCTATGAAAGAACTGTGTTTATTCTTTCCCTTTTCTTTTAACCAGTCCTCTGGAATGATGCGGTCATAGTATCTAAATCCATGCTTGATACACCAATCTGCATAAGAACCTTTAGCACCTTTACTAGTCTTACTTCTACTATTAGTAAAGACAAATCTAATATCTAACTTAGGGTGCTGTTTTTTTATTGCAATATGCTTGCGCCTGTCTGCTGCCATGAAGCGGCCCTTAGTCTCAATTATAATACCGTTATCTAATACAAAGTCAGGAGTATAGGTACGGTAGGCTAGGTCTTCCCATTCAATCTTAATGTTTTCATACCCATAAACTATGTTATGTTCATCAAGATAAAGTGAAAGTTTATGTTCTAACCCACTACGATACCCATACTTCTTAGCTTCCCTAGTCGCCTTATGGTACAACTACATCTCCTATGTAAGCTGTTGTCGGTGGCACTTTAGCCTTAGACATTACTGCGGGACGCTCCGTTAGATTATCCCAGCAGTCAAAGCGATAAGAACAGAACTTACAGCCATTGTTAAGTACACTGTTTCCTGTTTCCTTTCCTCTAAATGTTTCTGGTACAGGTTCAAAACATCTTTCAAACTTATTGTTATTAACTGTATCAGTTGTTGTTTGTATCTTAGCTATTTCAGTATCCAAGTCAAGTCCACTGGCAGGTACATATTTAAATGCACCGTTAGCTTTATTAACTACCCACCAGCCACCAACTTTCTTGCCAGAGGCTTTAGCGTAACCAGCAAGCTGACCTACATACCCAAAGCTATCTCCTTTAGCTAGTGTATCATACGATTCAAACTTGTTAGTATAGGACCAATTAGACGCTGATTTAATGTCATCAACAGCACCGTCAACAACGATGTCATATGTTCCATTAATGGATACGTCATTAGCCAATTCCAAAGTAACGTGTTCCGGCTCTTCATATTTAACTCCTGCAGATTTCAATAAGCCTTTGAAGACAGCCTCAACGATGTCTCCAAGCATCATGTTCATTATGAATGTTGTTGGGAATGGTAATGCTACGTCTGGTTTATTCTTTTCGTACCAGAGTTGGCAAGTGGGGCGACCCACATTGGACATTCTTAACTTAAAGTCGCCCCGCTTTTTACCACTGCCAAACTGTCTTTTCATTGCATCAGCAACGTCATCAGCCACCTGTTGTATGGTGGCATCTGACATTTCGGTTTCACCTTTTACAGCGTCTTCCATGTACTGATGTAGTGCAAGTTCAGCAGGATGATGCATTATGCTACTGCCTCGTCATCAACTTCAATATCAATGAAGTCATCGACAACATCCATATCTTCATCTGACATCTGCTCAGTAGCCTTCTCTGTCCACTGGTTCATTATGTAGTTGTTGTAATTATCAACCCATGACATGAAGTCAGCAAACAAAGTCTGGTCACTGTCTGTTAACTTAACAGTCTTAGTGACATCAAGAGATGCTACAGGTACGTAGTACTTTGCCCCTGTAGGAATGGTGCGTACATCCGTATTAGCAGTAATGATGTGCTGGATAGGAAGACGTTGCATCTTAGCCAGTTGCACAAAGCTATTACCAATCTCTTTAAATGCTTCACGATTATCAATCTCCCAAATGAATGATGAGATAACAGCATCTACTGATTCACCTTTATCATTAGTTGGATTAATCATCTCAACTTCACCGAAGACAGCCCGTACACGTTTAATAGACTTGAGTACGTCTTGTGTATCTTTAGGTAATGCTGCCCAATCCTTGATGTAACCTGCTGGCTTACCGCAGTTAAAACCACCAGCATTATCCTTCAAGTCAATGTCAAGTGTATCAGCCATGATACTCTTAACATACCTGCCGGGATTCTTTGCGTCACCTTGAATGAAACGCTTATGCATGAACCGTTGCATAAATGGACGCATCTTAATGCTTGTAGCAAAGATAGGTTCTTTATCTGGAATCTCCAGCTTATAGTTACCCCCTTCTACTACTTCAATGTTCATGCGTTTACCATTCACATCTGCTTCACCCATAATAGGTGCATGACTAATCTTTAGGCGAGGTAATGTGCCGCTACTAGAAGATGTCTTCTCGTTAGCGATGCCCATTGCTTTAGCCATACTTGCATAGTCATCGGTATTAATTGTAGTCAACTGTGTCATATTGATACTCCTTCCAATTTAGTTAATGAGATATAGTTATATCACGCTACATCTTTTACGTCAAGCCAATTCGGGCCTATTTTTGCCTCTAATAGTAGTGGTACATTGAAGTCTACACCCCAACGTAACGCTATAAGTTCATTCAATACATCATTAGTATTCTCTATAACATTGATTACATCCGCTTCTTCATCTGGATGCACGTCAATAACAATACTGTCGTGTACTGAATTTACTATACATGATTTCATACCCTTTAGCAACTTATCTATGTGCAATAATGATACAGGAACAATATCTGCTGTAGCAAATGACTGCACAGGGTAATTCTTAATTTGTGTAAAGTAAGATACTCTACCACTAGCATTACGTACTACATCAGGAAAGGAAAACTGCCTACCGCTTGGTGTAGTTATCTTACGTGTTTCTATAGCTTCTTTAGCCAGTCGGGAATGCCAAGCGGCGACCCCCTTGTACTTTTCTGTGAAATGTTCATAGTACGCTGCTTCAGCTTTTGTTCTGCCATATCCTGTTGCGCCGTAGAGTGGAGCAAACGTATGCGCCTTCGCATCCTGTCTACTCGTAGGCTGACCAGCATCACTAATAACTTTAGCGGTATATGAGTGTACATCAAATCCATTACGTACTTCTTCAATAGCAACTCCATCCTGTGATAAATATGCGGCGGCCCGAAACTCAAGCTGTGCCATATCAGCTTCCATTATCTTACCACCATCGAATCGTGACACAAATACTTTCTTAACAGGAAACGTGCCGCCACGAGGCATGTTCTGCATATTAGGATTAGCACCTGACAAACGACCTGTCGATGTGCGGTGTTGTAGTAGGCTTACGTGCAGTACATCATCTGTCTTAGTATAGTTAGCTATACCATCAACGAATGATGAGAGATAGGTATCAACTGCACTTAGTCTGCGTACCTTAGATAAGAAGTCTACTGCACTATCCATACCCTTAGACTTAGCACCAGCCTCTAACAGTTGTAAGTTTCCCTTGCTTGTACTGAAACCATTAGCACTAGCCCACTTAGCTGTAGGTGGCTTGAACTTAAAGCCAGCATAAGTAGATGTAGGATTGAATAGATACCCAGCACCACCGCATGTAGGACACTTACTAGACTTAGCAAATGGCTCACCATTTACCTTTGTCTTACGTATGTGACCGCTACCTCTACACTCGCCACATTGTACAGCTTCTGTTTTGTAAAGCCTTTCTGTATTACCTGCAATGAGGCTACGGAAGTCTGCATCATCCATGTATGGGTCAATCTGACTAGCCCAATACTGCTTGTCTATAACCTTACGACCATAGATAACCCAAGATAATTGCTCTGGGCTATTGAGGTTGATAGGTGTATCACCCATTATATAACGTACATGAACTTGAAGCTCATCAAGTAACTGACGTTTCTCTTCTTCAAACTCCTGACGCACAGCATCTAATGCCTTTCTATCTACCTTGATACCACGCTGGTATATACGTGCTAGGCATACAGCTACTTCATTAGTCAGTGTAACTGTAGGCATCAGTGATGCATCGTCTTCTTTATTAAGTCTGTATATAAGTTTATCACACAACTGCTGAGTAGCATGAATATCTGCACTAAGGTACATACATAATTCATCGTGTGGTATTGTACGTGTACTGTATCCTTTCTTATAATACTCCTTGAGTGTGTCCTGCTTCTTAGTATCTAACTCGTACCGTTCAGCACAAGCCTCAAGAGATAATGGTTCCTTAATACCACGTTGCAACACATACTCACCAAGCATTGTATCAAAGACAGGCCCATCATATATAAAGCCTGATTCCCACACCCACATAAGGTCATATGCTGCATTGTGTGCAATGAGTACAGTAGCTTTGTCTAGTGCATCCTGTACTATTTTATACCCATCGGGTGTAGCTTCCACATCATTGTGGTCAAAGGTAACAATAGTTTCTTCACCTGTATCTGTAAGCAGACCAATCATAGTAAGTGAATTGTCTGGCTCAAAAGGGTCAAGATGTAACTTACCGTTACGCTCTGTTGTTGTATTCTCTACGTCTAGTGTTAGTTTCATATAGCATCTCCTAATTCGTCTATCCGTAAATTATAACAATCAGCACGAACTGTAAAGTTATTTGATGGGTCAATGTCACCTTTTTTCATAAAGGTAGCGGCATTAAAGTACGCATCCTTTTCTGACACACCTAAAAACCAGCCTACCGACAGGTCTTTAAGTACACGAACAAATGCATAGGCATCACACTTTTGTTCGATATTAAATGCGGCAATACTACATTCGTAGTGTGGCAAAGGTGTAACAGTTGTTTGCTTTGTCTTAACGTCAATACGCTTGTCACCTACCACTATATCGTAGTCGTATGTATTACTCCACTGACCACCTAAAACTTTCAAGGTGATTTGTTCTCCAATAAATCCAGCAATGCTACCAGCCCCATTTAGAATAGAGTTGTTTAGCTTACCCATTTCACTTGCTTTCTCATTAGCGGCGGCAATCATGTCTTCTGTTATTTCTACTTTAATCATACTGTGTACCTCGCTGTTTGATATTCAAGATTACAATGTACACTACCGTGCCACCCTGTTAATTTATTCTTAACAATATTTAGGTGACGCTGTACATCTTCTTCATCCTGCCCTTGTACTGGTGGATTCTTAGCAATAAGAACCATAAGGTCAGCTTCAGCCGCCTTACCAGTACGACTACCTTCCATCATACTTTGATTAAGAATAATCTTACCTTCTGCATCTGCAGATAGCTGAGACATATAAAAGACAGCACACTCATGCTCTTTAGCAATTTGTCTAGCATGAATAGCATTAGCCTTTAGTGCCTCATCTGGACGAGCAAACCCGCCTGACTTAGCAAACTTATCGCCCATGTCTAACAGTATGATGTCAGGCTTGTATGCCTTACACACAGACTCTACCCAGTTCATATCACGACCTGTAGCATCCTTAATCTTAATACGTTCTTTAACAGGTGCATACAACTCACGTGCCTTTGTAGGATTCTTCTTAACCTCTTGCATAGTCATACCAGTAGCCGCTGTAAGGTATCTGGCACCTACACGGTGGTATCCTTCCTCATTACAAAGGATGATGCAGTTAGCACCTTGATGTGCAAACCCGCCGGGTGCCGCAATCAATGACGCATGAAAGGATGTCTTACCTGTATTAGGTCTAGCACCTACCTCAATCAAGTGACCTGCATTAACACCTTCAACCTTACGTGTGAGGCTGGCTATGTTAAACGTCCAACGCGCCTCAAGGTCATTACGAGCAAGTAGTGTTTCAATGTCTATGTCATCCCACTCAATATTTAAGTTAGGTGTAAAGTCATCACCATACTGCTCAAGTATATTGCGTATGTCATTAAGTGAGTTAGCTGTACCATTGACCATATCAAAGCCAAGGTTAGCAACGTCTTCACCAATCACCTGCTGAAATAGTTTAGACAACACCTCTTGTGCAATGTCTGCACCCATAGGCTGTTCCTTCTTAACCAAACGGAACAGAGATGCATAGGCTTCCTTCTGTGCTGTAGTAAGTGTTGGGTTGTTAGACATGAACAATGCTTCAATCTCATCAGGTGTAACTGTACGCCCATATAACTGCATTGCTTTGTCTAGTACCTGCTTAATCTTTCTTACTTCTGGATTAAACAAGCGGTCAGGACACTTAGCACCACGATGTTCATCGTAAAACTCCTTGTCCATCAAACTTCTAATTAGTGATAATTCCATATAAATTCTCCATATCTTCAGGGTTACGATATTTAAAGTCATCTTTTAATCTTAGGACACGAACATCGTTCACGTATCCCTTTAATTGTTTTGCCATTTGTATTGTCTTCGGTAACGCATCGGGGTCTAATGCAATTACTGCCGTTGAGAACTGTGAGAGATAACCTTTATGCGAATCAGATAACGATGTACCTAATAGCGCAACCCCGACAAAGGAACCGAAACCAACAACGGCTGCACTCACACAGTCCTCAACAACAACAGCGACACTACCATGTCCTAATACGTATGGCAAGCTATTATTTCCATACCGCTTCCATTTAGGTATTCTCTTACCCAAGGAACGACCTGTAGCATCAACAATCTTTCCGTCATGTACAACAGGAAACACAACCCTGTGTTCCTTAACATCATACATCAGTGACAGGTTGTCAGCATCAATACCCCACTCAGTACACCATTCAATAACTTCTGGCTTGTCTCTGTGTGGTACGATGTAGGTAGGTAGCACAAAGTCATCTAAGGCTCTCTGTGAGGCTCCTGCAAGGCTCTTACGAATGTCATCTGATGTAAGTCTCACCCTAGTGCCCCCACCTACAGTACAAGATACTTTGTAACAGTTCCACATAAGATTACCCATGTTATTAGTAATACTAAATGTATTCTTACCATTACAAACAGGACAGTTAGTTCTTTTAGTATGTCCATTAGGAATGTCATAGTCATTTGGGTTTATCATATATATGTTCCTTTATGTATATAATATATATATTATAATAGTTATATATATATAGTTCGTTGCGGCGTTTGAATGCTTATATCATGCTTTTCTACGTGTCGTCAATGCTAATTCTGCACTCTTTAAAGTATTTTTCATGTATGGTTTTACAGAACTAGGGTTAGCATGTCCTGTAACCGACATAATTTGCCCCATACCGACACCTGCCTCAACCATTTCCGTAACACCTGTACGTCTTAAATCTGCCAGTCGTAGTTCATCAGATAAACCAGCCTCTTGCATCAGCTTACGTGCGTACTTAGGTAATTTAGTAAGTGAATAAGGTAAGTACACACCATTAATAGGGTTAGGTCTTGGTGCTACATATTCTTGAAACCCAAAGTCTTCCTGCTGTTGTTTAATCATATCAAACAAATCATCCTCTATGGGTAGATGTACATCGGCATGACGTTTAGACTGCTCAATCTGAATTGTTTGCTTATCAAAGTTAATGTTATCCCAAATAAGCATACGCATATCACCTACACGCTGGCACCACTCATATGCCATATGCGCTATAAGCCCTATGTTTCTTGTTTTAAAGTCGCTGTAGGCTACATCTAATAGTTTCTGTACATCTTCCTTACTCCATACCGTCTTACGCCTCTCTACAGTTCTCCTACGTATGTTTTCAAACGGATTAATAGTACATAGTTCCATACGCAACCCGTGATTGAATAACGTGCGTGTCACCGACATGATATGATTAGCCATTGATATACCTTTCTCACACCATTGGTTGTATGCCTGTTTAGCCACACGAGTTGGCATAGTTGTATAATTAAAAGTAGACAGCAACGTACCGTCTACCTCTGTGTTAAGCATTACCCCAAGAAAGTATTTATACTGAGCTTTAGTTTGTTCACGTAAGTTCTTGAAATCATGTGACAAATAGTAATCGTCTGTTAGGTTTGTTAGCTGTGACATTATGCCGCTTCCACCTGCTCTAACTTTTTAAACACAGGATTTTCAATCCAATTAGCCACTTCAACTTCACGCATGAATAGTGATTTAGCTTGTGTGTCATTGCCTGTGTTACGCTGTTTAAAATTATTACGCTCATCCGCATAGGTTGCATAGTTAGTAAATGCAGAGTAGAGCGACCATAAGTTACGACCACGCTGGCTCACTTCTTGATTGTATAGCGTGTACATCTTATCAGATTTTTTGTCTGACTGCATGATAGCATCCAACATAGCTTTTACATCAACAGTAACTAGGCTTGTATTAGCCCAACGCTGCATTTGTTCTGTCTGAGCCTTAAAATCTGTAGTAGACTTCTCAAGTTCAGCAATAAACATATCAAGACTAAAATTAGAAGTGTTCTTGCGTACTATTTTATCGTGTCGCCCACGAATCTGACCGTTTAGGCAGAAGAAGTCGATAGCACCAAAGATAGTGACGTTAGAGCAAGTACCATTGACCCCGTGTAGGGCAATAATGCGCTGTGCAACCGTACTTTCGTGCTTATCGGTGATAATTTTAGCATTTACGTTAGGTAGGGTCATGTCCATCATAGCCCAGCCATTCTGGTGTGCGTCTCTCCATTTAATAGCGGCTCCTTGCATATCTTGTGCTGTCAGATTGTCTGTTGCTGCGTTGATTACATCACGAAAGAAATCACCGTGTGTAGCGCAGGTAAAATCCTTACCCACAATAGCGATAGGTTCCCCTGTGTTGTTGTCAATGACATATTTCTTGTCTGCCAATCTTGTAGGCTCAAAAGTTACATCAAAGTCTAAGTTCTCTGGAATAAAATCTAACATAATAAATCTCCTTTATATAAGTGTTAACTGATAGCTTGTTATATCAGTAATATGTTGCATGGTCAAGGTAAAATGTCACTGAGTGACAAAAATTGTATTACTCCTCTTGCTTATCCTTTCCTGACAGATACTTAGGTGTCTCAGCATCCTTGTCGTTCAGTTTCTCAATAGCATTACCGCAGACATAGCAGTACATACGAGACGCTAACTGTCTCAGCTTATCTGATATATACTGTGTGTTCAAGCAGTGTTTGCATATGTGTTTAATCATCTTACTACTCCCATCTATAAAATATATGTTCACCTATTTGCACTACCTTTGTCTTTGTCTCAGCCCAATCAGGCCGCACATAACTGGCGTGGTAGTGCGTTGCACCTTCAACGAAGTCATCCAAGTGTCCATTCATTACACCATGTGCAACTAACATAGACCTGTTGTGTGCCTCTACATCAGGTGTCTTGTCACTCTTGCCATCACAGTACCAACTAAACTGGCACCGATTAAGCACAGGATAATCTGTATCCCATGAGTATGTCAAGCCTTGTTTAACTACACCACACACATCATCAGGGTAACGCTCATCACGTACTCTGTTCATCACTACCTGTGCCACAGCAACCTGCCCAATGAAGGGCTGGTCACGTGCCTCGTGATACACGTTGAGTGCTAGGCATACTAATGCTTCAGCTATCATCGTCATCATCCTCATCTAGTATCCAGTTAGCATAGTGTATACTATGTCCGTCTTCATCCCGCTTGGGTACAAACTTGAAGATGCGGTGCAGGTGACACTCTAGCTTCTCTAAGTTGCGTATGTCAGACAGCCACAAGTCGTGGCAATCTGCCACTATTGATAGTGTTGTCCTTAGATTGTTATGTGCCTCAAGTAATTGTAGGCGTTGTTCGTGTGTAATTTCATATGTCATTCTGCATTCTCCTTATACCATGTCCGATAGGGTGACTGATACCATGTCTTGTATTTGTGATAGGCTAGTAGCTTGTGTGCATACAGGTCAGCATGTTCCCAATCATTAATCGGGTCAATGTCACCGTATGTAAATGTCGTTTCTATCTCATTCTCTATCATAACCATCAGGGCGTTAGCATCTGTCGGTGTTAGTTCTAGCTTAACGGTTTTCTCTTTACTCATCATCCATCTCCTGATTAAATTCATTCCATGCCTCAGTGAATACCTCATTAAAGGTGTGGTAGTTTGCATCCTCAAATGCAGCTTGGGCAATCTCAAAGATGTCCTGCCCCTG